TAAAATCTCACTATGAAATTGATCATTTCTATATCTAGGATTGTCGGCTGAAGCGAGTCCGTTTATTGTCTCCACAACATAAGGTAGATAGTTTGTCCTGTAGGTCGTTGAATCTACAGTAATGGCTGCTCGATCTACAAAGTCGGCCGGTGGGTATGTAGAGGGGCGATCGGAGGGATTCCAATCAAATTTACATATTATGTATTGAAAGTCGTCGTTACCCTCTTTTATCCCCTTCGCTGTCGCTTCGGTTGCTGAACCATCCGTATCTTTTGTTCTTTCATATCCAGCCGCACTGAATTTAATCTCTAAAGTAACGTAGTTACTTAGCTTGGTAGTCTCCGAGTAAGCCTCTCCATAATCTAATGAGAACGAAGCGGCATTAGCCGGAGTTACTGTGGTGGCAATTGCTAGTCCAGTATTAAAGATCGGTAGTTTCTCAAGGTTTTCCCCCCCCAGCTTCACCGCATTTTCGATCTTGTTATATTTTCCCGTAGAATAAGCAAGGGCAGAAACGTCGTACTTGTTCCCTTCGTTTTCTTTAATGTTTATTAATCTAAAGTTTGAAAAATTACCACTAATAAATTCAGTATCGTTAGAGCTGTGTGGTTCTATACTCCAAATGAGGTTCTCACCAGAGAAGCAACCACCAGAGTAGCTTTCTGAATGAGGGGCATCCAAGACTCCGGCTGGGCTCTCTACCTTACTGGTGAAGACGCCGGTGTTGGTGTATCCCGTTATCACGTAGTCATCAAAATTTAGAGTGTTACCGCTTCCGCCGAAGAAGGTTCCTGTATTAAAGAATATTTGAGTACACACCCCGCTTCCTCCCTCCATGTAGTCAGAGCGATAACTCCCCGTAACGTTACGAGCATGTGAGCCGCTAAAAAGAAGATTTTGCACTTGGCTTCTTCTTAGCTCATTTTCGTCTGTAGTATTTAGACTGGTTGTGTTGGCGTCGTAATTATACGTGGGTGTAAGAAGGCTAAATTTATAAAGATTAGATGAACCATCAGCTTTCTCTTCAAAATTAAGAGCTTGATCCAGAATAATACTATTAAAGTTGTTACCTGAAGCTGGAATGATTACACCGGCGCTAGAAACCGTTGTTACGTCTTTGACTCCGGGTATAACAGCATTTGTCCTGCCGCTATACTTCAGCGGGCTCCGGAAGTTGTCGTAGATTTGTATAACGTCCCCCGGTTGGAGGTATGCCCCTTCCTGTCCGGCAGTAAAGGTTACCGTCTCGGTTTCGTCTGCTTCGCTGGCCAAAATCCATTGGGCAAATCGACGCGCTTGCCCCCTACTTGTGCACCCCAAGGCGGTTGTTTCAAGTTCCCTTATACCGTATCTTCTAACGGCTTCCTCGTTTTCAACGTATTCCAAAGCGGGCTGAAAGAGATCTTTTTTGTCGTTGTACCTTACAATCGCTACAGTGTGTCGTGCTTTTTTGGAAGATGAAGCGTAGGTGAAATTACCGTCGACTACGTTCGAGTTGTTAAATTGATATGTGGCTGTCTTGTACTTGTCCTGAACGGCGAAAATGCTTCCGTTGGCATAAAAGGTCATGCCGCGAAAGATGGAAGCCAAGTCGTTCATTACCTTATAGGCTTCTTCTCGGCTAGTGATGACATAGTTAATGGTAAATCGAGGCTCCATGGAACCGTAGCTGTCAGGCACAAGGACGTCGCAGTATTGAGCTATTTCATATAAAGCCCATTTGTCAATTTCGCTTTCCTTAATATATTCACCTAGCCCATAACGAGGGTTCGTTAACAGGTCGTAAAAACACCAAGCAGGGTTGTCCGTCCATTCACGAAAATATTCGCCTTGGATGTTGGTTTTTTCAGTAGTCTCAGCTGAAAAGTAGGAGTTTTTAAACTCGCCGTCCCAAAAAGAATCATTTAAAGTTCCTCCAGTTTTAAGACCGGCAGCGTTCCAGATTGTTGATCCTGTCCGTGCTTGGTGGCCCTCGCTTGCTGCAGAGTCGCTTTTACCATACGTTTTCAAGACGGGATCATAATTATTCGGCACCTTGATCTTGATTAGTTTGGTGTCGTAGGCTCGAGAAGGAATACGCGAGAAAGATCGCGCATCAAACTGCGAGTAAATCATTGACGAATAAGGGTAGAGCAACGTCGTTCCGTAAACTTCCGTTAAAGAGTCTACAAAGGTGGGGTTTTTTAAAAAAGAAGTTAATGATTCGGGGGTGGTTCTAACTATTCTTATCCGCCACCCTTCAAAGCCGGGCAGATCTTGATAGTTGAGCTCAGAAAGCGTACCTGAGGGGGGAATGGAAGTTGTCCTTAGATAGGGCGAGTCTACCTTTCCTGTTACTGTTTCTCTTATGGGGCCAATCCACTTATTTGTTGCTAGTTGGTTTTTCTGCGTGCTGGAGCTTGACGCGCTTGCAAATCTGTCGTCGAAAATTGGTTGGTAATAGACGTTATAGGAGATTGTTCTCGCTTTCATGTCGCCATAGCCTGTCGAAGCATCAGCGCATGCCTTGAGTTGGTAATTCTTTTTGTAAGTTTTGGGGCCAGCTTGAACCTGTTCGAACAGTGCGGCTATTTTGATTCTCAATTCTATTTTTGAGCATTCTTTGTTGAGAATAGAGTAAGTTTTTGAATATTTATCTATTTTAAGTCCAGCTTTTAAAGTAGCGGCCTTTGTGTCGGTTGGAGATAAATCTCCCCCTTCTATTTCGGGCCCATATAATCTTTCGCCTATTGATCTATAAACACTTAGGTCAAGGACTTCGTTGTCCGTTAGACCGGTATAGTTGTTCATCTTTGTGTTGAGTGTGGGTTTGTGTCCAACTGGGAGCCCCACAGAGGAATCCACATTAACACTTGCAAAGTTGTAATATCCATCCTTGTCTACAACGGGAACATTGTTCCAGTAAATCGAACGCAAGAATCCCAACTTTTCCATCTCGTTTACGTCTGAGGTTCCGGCCTTTCCTGTGGCGGTGTAATTCTTAAATGTTACACTATCATATCCGGTGGGGTTATTACCGGCGTTTATTCGGGCTTGATTACCTTCGTAATTATAAGAGCCGCTTACAATACCTTCTATTTCACCTTCGCTGATTAGATCTACCACTTCGGCATATGACCGGGACACGACATATTCGCCGTCTCTTTTTACGGCAGAAACGTCTGATATGTGTGGTCGACCCTGTTTTTGTTTTTTCTTTCCCATGGTTTAGGTTCCGGGTTCTTTTTCCCACTCGGTTACGCGGGTGGACAAAAGGCTTCCGGCATTAGGAACATTATAAAGTAATCCGTACTTGGTTTCTCCCCATGTATCCTTCGGTTGAACATTGGCATCTGTGTCCACGACATCAGAAGAAGACTGTATAACATGGCTTCCGACGAGGAGCCTTCCGTACCCAACGAAAACCGGACCGCCTTCACGAATAGTATTCTCAGGTCCGTTAAAGAGGTATGACCGAGCTCCCCCTTTTTCTATTTCTCGAAAGTCTCCGAACTTTGGCATTGGTGTGAGGAGATTTGTGACACCAGCCATTACAAGCCCGAGACCACCCATAACCATGGCGACTTGCATCATGCTTGCGCTTGACATAAACAGACCAAATCCTCCAGCTGCGCCTACTCCCGTCGCTATTAATACTACTCCTAGGATTATAGTGAAAATGTCCATAAAGCTGTCTGATCCTTCCAAGACGGGAACTATATCAATTGTTTTTAAATTATTAAAACCCCTGACAAGTTCGGAGTTCTTGAAGCCTTCTGTCGTGTTGGGATCTTTTCCCTCTTCAGTTAGGAAGTCCTTGCTGTTAATGAGAACTCTGTAACGAATATTCTTTTTGTCGTTTTCAAGGAGGTGGGCGTAGAGCTTTTTTGAATTACATTGAATTCCCCGAACGGCGTCCCCCACGCTTCGAGCTTTAAGTTTCCAGTCGGTTTTTCCAAGTTGCTTCCCGAGAATTCCGTGAATTTTTATTTTAACTAGCTTGCTCATAGTCCTTCGTGCCTGTATATCTTATATATCTTTTTCCGGTATATCTGGTTTAAATTTTCTATGCATGGATATTTATTCCGGGGATGGTGGGTCATTGTGCCATCCCCAAGATAGACTGCTACATGATTAGGACCTGCTCCCTTTACGAACTCGAATACAACCACATCATGTTTTTTTAATTCGCTGGAAGGAGGAAGTTCGCAAATTGGTAGCTCAGGATTGTTTTTGTTTAAATTAAATAATCCCTGTATTAAAGTGGGGTTTCGTTTGTGCCACGTGTGGTCGGTTCGGTTGTGGGGTTCATCCGCTAAATTTATTCCGAGCTCTTTGTAATGTTCTTTTATTACTGTGTAGCAATCCGACTTTCCTATCTCAAAGATGCGATCATAAAAAAAGGTCTTGTCTTTCTCATAGTCAAACAGAGAGAAACTGTCCTTTACCGTGTTGTAAAGGACGTAATTCACTTCGTGTCTGGAACTGTGAAGTTTATCGTTTGTTGAAAAATTTTCGTTGTCGGAGTTGTGAGAGTGGTAAATTGCTTTGATGCTTCCCTGAAGAGAGCCCGCGACATAGTCGGCGGGGTGGACGGAGAAGTGAGATTTTGGTTTCTCGGAGCTGTTCCGGCACGGAAAGGTTTGTGTTTTTTGGCCGTCTTGGAGTATTAGCCCACAGCATTCACGCGGGCTTTCTTTCAGGGCGTGAGACTTGATTAAATCTTTTACGTGTTCTTTGATCATCTTCCTTGGGATATCTTTCTGGCGGCGGGGAACCCTCCGAAAGGGAGGTCTCCTGCTTTTATTTGACAGTTGTTTAAATTGCTACCGAGTACTCCTCTAA